GCAGTCTTTCTTGCTTTTGGGAGTACAAAAATACGTTAGGCGACGATAAGGTAGGTGGTAAAGACGAAGTGCCTAACTACATGGCCAAGCTTCTTCTTAGACTAAAGCAAGGCAGTGTTTTTCGCGGGCGTTTTGTTATTTTTGACGACAAAAGAGGGCATAAAATATTTTACCAGATGCGTTGCGTGGTAACAAACGTTGCTATTCAAGCTGGAACGAGAGACGAAATTATAGAAACTGAAATAAATTTTGTGACAAGCGGCCCAATATCTTTAAAAGTCTCCCAAGACTTTGGTTCGTTGTTGCTTGAAGACTCCAGTAAGCTTTTGGCCGAAGACAGCACCCAAATTCTGGGCGACCCAGAGGCGCCATGAATTTTTCAGCGCTATTAGAATCGTAATAAGGTACTGCGCACTGAGTTAATGGCTGATCTTCGTATTTCTGACCTACCTGCATTAGGCAGTTCAGAGTTACAGGCAGCGGATGTACTGCCCATTGCAGACCTGAGTGCCTCAGAAACCAAAAAGATCACCGCTTCAAATCTGGTCCTGGACGGGATCACTTTACTTGCAGACGGTTCTATACCGGGCGCAAAAGTTAATTTCACCACGGCTGCCGGTTCTATCGGCACTACTGAGTTAGCTGACTCATCTGTCACAGCAGCAAAACTTGCTGACTCCAGTTCCGCTGTGGTGGTGACCGCGCTACCCGCAACAGGCGACTTTATTGGTCAGATTGCAATTGACACCTCAGCATCAGAAATAAAGAGTTACATCTGGGATGGCACGGTGTGGAGCCAAACAAACGGAATACTAAATGTTACAGGAAGTAACTCAGGTCTTGTAAACACAGAAGTAGTCATATCAAACCACACTGCAGCTGTTTCAGCTTCAATTGACGACACAACTGCAGCGGCTCAATTTCTTGCCGGTCCTACAGGTTCAGCCGGGTCTGTAAGCGCAAGAACAATTGTATCCAATGACCTACCGCTGGCAAGCGCTGCCCGTGGAGCGGTTGCTGTAAACGGAAACGGTCTGGCTTTAAACGGGGAAGTAATTTCTATTGACAACACTGTTGTCGCAAACACTGGAACCAAGCAGCTTGTAAATTATGACAGTAAAGGTTTAGTAACAGGCGGCAGTGTAATTACACCAACAGATTTACCTGTAGCAACAGAATCTGCTGTTGGTGTAGTTAGACCAGATACTACGAGCTTGTCTGTGGATTCTCTAGGTGAGATTTCACACGTAAACACAATTGGTGCAGGAAGTGGAATTAAGGTTGAGTTTGATGAGAATGGCCACGTAACAGGTTCTTTACCTTTACAGGAAAGCGACATACCAAACCTAAGCACATCAAAAATTATATCTGGCACATTCGGCGCCTCTTTTATCACAGACAGAACCGTAAGTAGTGAAAAACTATCCGATTACTCCATCGCCTACGTGCAGGAGGTAGTACCTTCCATTGCCACGACAGAAAGCCACATTGGAATGCTGTGGCTTCAAGAATCCACATCTTCGCTCCACATGTGGAACGGTAACTCTTGGTATCCAGTCAGCTTTGGAAGACTAGCTCAGCAAAATTTAAGGTATGCGGGAACAATTGACGCAGGTACTGGGCTTATTGTCGGTGTAACGCCTCTAGGGATTAGCGCCGGGTACTCAATTGGTGACAGCCTAAGCGCCGCAACAGACGAGCTGGCCGGTATCTACTTTATTGTGAACACCTCAGGCGGAGGCCCAGGCAGCAACATTCCGGGAGCCCCAGGAGTGTCTTTTGAAAACGGTGACCTTATTCTTTGTAACGGCTTAGCAGCGGGATGGACTCGCGTTAGAGCATCTTCTGCTGGAATAAGCGGCATCACAGTGTTAAACGATCTATTGGACGTGACAATCACAAATCCAGCTGCCGATTCATTGTTGAAGTTAAACGGACTAAACTCGCAGTGGGAAGCCGTAACAAGCATCGACGCTGGTACGTACTAAAATACACACAGCGCGTTAATGCGCCAGTTTTTCTGACCGGGAGGTTTATCCGATGCCAGTTTCAGTAAAGAACATCCGTTCCTTGGTACAGAACCAAGCGCCAACAGCTGGCACACTCCAACCCGGTCAGATTGCGGTTAATTACCACTCTTCCAGTCCGGCTTTATACATCGAAAACAACTTGGGCGCAGTAGTCCAAGTTGCGGGCAGCGGAAGCAGTAAGACCGGGGTTATGGGCTATTGGGACAGAACAGGCACAACAGTGTCACCTGTCAATGCAGGAGATTCAATCACCACAACAGGCACAATTAACGGAGCAAACTTAGTTCTAACTAATAAAGCTACGTCAGTTTCTACCACATCAGGGGATGCAGCAACAACGCTTGTAACAAAAGATTTTGTAGATAACTCAATTTCCGGTGCATTTGATGGTACTGGTACAGGAAATATCGGCTACTGGAACAGGACAGGCACGAACGTAAGCCCTTTAAACGCTAACGATAAACTTTTATTCGGCAGCACAGTTGCTTACACAGGAGCAGAGAGCATTAACGCGAAAGTGCAACTCCATGGAAATGGGGCCAGTTCCAGTTCGTGGCAGACAACACGCTGGAGCGCAAACACAGGGTCGCCAATCTGCAATATTCAAAAAAGCCGTAGCGCAAATTTAGGTATACGTGGCTTAGTCCAAAGCGGGGACGATTTAGGCGTACTGCAATTTGCAGGAGATGACGGCACAAACTTTATTCCCGCCGCTTCAATAGTCGGCCAAGTTGATGGCACGTCAAACACAAACGACATGCCTGGAAGGCTGGTTTTTAAGACCACGCCTAGCAATTCTTCTGCAAGCATTGAGCGCGTCAGGATTACATCGCAAGGTTACGTGGGAATTGGAACGTCAACTCCAGGCGCGTTCTTAGAGATCGGAGAACTTGGTGGGGGTGTAATTCTCGCATCACCAAACGGGACTAGGTACGAAATTACTGTAGACAATAACGGAAACCTTACAACTGCAGCAGTTTAACCTAGCCGATTGACGCAATTTAATTCCGGGTAGTAAACTGCAAACAAGAAGAGTTCAAAAATGTCAGAGTCTTCAACGGTTTTTATTTGGGCTATCAAGGAACTTGAACGGGATCTAAGCGACGGTTTTGTTTTTACTGCACATTACACAGTAAGAGCAGATAACGGAGTGTACCCCCCAGTAGGTGCTTACGGAAGCGTGGGCTTAGCACGGCCTGCTGTTTTAATCCCCTTTGACCAATTAACTGAAGAGCGGGTAATCAACTGGGTAAAAACAGGTCTAGATGCTGAGGTTCCAGGTCAAGTGGGCATAATAGAGGCCGAGCTACAGGCCAGGCTAGACAAAAAATTGGAGCCGACATGTGGTAAAGGCCTACCTTGGTAGAAGTAGTGACAGACAGTAGAACGTATGAAAACTGGAAACGTGTAAAACAGGCACTAGAGGACGCTGGTAAAACCGATTGCATGTTTTATAAACGAGCGGTGGCAATTTTATCTGGCAAACCAGACCCTTTAAGATAAGAAATAGAAAGCGCCTGAACTGTGATTGAGATCTACGCAGCAGTTTTAGGTGCTTTTATTGGCATTGCTGGGATGTCCGTTTCCGGATTTACCAGACGCACCAGCGAGAGTCGGGAAGCGGTCATTCGCCTTAGTGCAGGGGTTGAATCGATTGCCACCAAACTTGAGGATTTACACCAAGACATGAAAGCGGAAAAAGCTCAGGCTACTGCTGACCGCCGCGAAATTTACGAACGCTTAAACGATTACGGTAACCGAATTACCGTTCTGGAATACAAGAGCCCACAGGGCTAGTATGAGAAAAAGCTCCAAACCCCATGAACTTCGAGGAAATCCTTGGTCACCCTGCTTTTTGGGTCGTCATTGCTGCTGCATCTGAGTTGATTGGAATGAGCAAGCTAAAAGACAACAGCATCATCCAAATTTTATTTACTGCAATACGTAGCCTTAAGCCCGTAAAAAAGGGTTAATGCCACCCGACGGCCGCTGGATCGTTTTGTTTAGCACCCGCTCGCTATGGAGCGAGGTCAACAAGGCTATCCAGCGCCGTAAATTTTACGCAAAGCTGCCCAAAAAACTAGACCAAGCTGAAGAGGACTGGCACGCAACGCAACCTGCTGCAGTACCACCTCCACAGCGCCTTGACGACCTGCACCTTCGCGCACCATGGCATGAGCCCAAACACCCCGGTCCACCTGAATGACCTATTCCGTTACTACCGGAAACTGCCGCATCAGAGTGCTGCGTTGGTGGAGCTTGAAGCCGCAATTTTAAAAGTACAGCCAAAGATTCTTAACCGTGACCAGCCCTGGTACGGGACATGGATTGCAGCTGTAAACGACAAAAGCTACGGCGCCGCAGTAGAGCTTATTAAAAAATTTGAAGGTTGTCATTTAACTTCATATTTGTGCCCTGCCGGAATACCCACGATTGGTTATGGAAACACCCGGTATCCCGAAGGTCAATATGTAAGACTGGGCGAAAAAATTAGCCAACAAAGGGCAGAAGAAATGTTGAACTTAGAAATACAACACACCGCAGACATTCTTGAGGCGGACATACCGTTTTGGAAAAGCATGAGTTCAAACCAAAAATCGGCCTTAATCAGCTTTGCCTTTAACGTTGGGGCGTACTTCTACGGTTTACCAGGGTTTAGAACAATTAGCCGCGTATTAGAAAACCGCGAATGGAGTCAAGTACCCGATGCTTTATTACTTTATCGAAACCCTGGATCGCATTTTGAGGTAGGATTACGCCGCCGTCGCATAGAAGAAGGCCGCGTTTGGTCAACACCGTAATTTTCCCGGCGTTACCATACAAATAGCTGCAAGTCAAATAGGTTGTTGCAGTCTATTGAGCGGTGGTAGTGGACCACCAGATTGACGGGACTGAGCTGGTATCCCGTAAAAAAGCCAAGGTGCGCTTTCGGGAGCATATTTTGCAGCAATGGAACTATTGCTGCGCCTACTGCGCTGAACCGCTGGGCAAGAACGCAACGCTGGACCATGTAGTCCCAAAATGGAAAGGCGGTATAACAGAACAAAGCAATTTAGTAGGCTGCTGTTTCTCCTGCAATAGCCACAAGTCAGGCCACGACTGGCAGGAATGGTACAGGGAACGTGACTACTGGAACGAGGCCCGCGAAGCCCGCATTTCCGAATGGACAGAACAATAAACCACTGTTCATGTAACGCCCGAATCTTGACCATATTCGGGTCTGGTAGACGAATTGCGGTATATGTGTTCTAACTGGTTTACCACTGGATTACTATCGCCTATGGGCATTCCATCAAGAGGGTTATTGGCGATAAAAAGCAACGGACCATCCATTTCTTTAACGGCAAGCATACCAATGCGCGGACTACGCACCAGTACGTGAAGAGCCATGCGCTCGAACCAGTTCAAGAAGGTAACTTTCATAGGTGCAGTGTAGGAAAAACGGCCTCAGCCACGGTTGGAAAGCACTTTTTAAACACTTCTGCGCACTGGAACGCGATCTGCCGGTGCTCTAGCTGTGTATCGTTATCAGCCCGCAACAGGATGTAATGCACCCAAGACCTTAGTGTCCCCTGCATGTAAAGGGTGGTAGGAGTACAGAGTGGCAGGATACGTCTAGCCGTCTCCTTGGCAACGCCCCGTTCCAGTAGGGTGTCATAAAACAAAAAGGCATCAGCAATGATGCGACCAGCACCTGCCTGGTAATCTTCTTGATGTTGTGGGTGTATGTCACTGATACTGTTCTGCCGATTTTTAGTGTCTTGGCGTCTGAAGTAGGGTATCTCAGCTGGTGAGGTCTTGCTGTAGCGGGTGGAATATTCCTGGAACGAAAAGGACCGGTGCCGCAGTATCTGTGCGGCGATGTCCCTTTCAGTATTGATCTGAACGCACATATTGGCCATTTCAAATGGTGACCAATGCTTGTGCTTTACAAGGTATTTAAGAAGCCCTGGTCCGGTTTCCCAGTTGTCTTCATTACTGGGATTACTAACCCGTGCCATGCGCACGATCAGCTTTTCAGCGTCTGGAGTTGCCCAGACCAATTGAACATTGCTCATGAATAAAGCGCAGAGATCAGACGTTGCACCACACTTTTTCTAGTGTGGTAGTGGGTTGTGCAATGAACATGTCCCTGCTCAACGGGGATTTCCACAGAATAAGACACTGCGGAACAAGAGGTGCATCTCCTGACACGTGTCATAGCGATTTCATAAGAGACACGTGTACTAATAACTTTGACCGCGCCTCTGCCTGAGGCACCACAATTAGAGCACTTCACTATAAAGGCCCGCAAGTACCGAGCTTTGCCAGCACATGAAGTTTTCTTAAGGCCCTATGGCACCTTTGCCTTACACGTTCTCTAGATATACCTAAATCTTTTGAGACCTTTATGTAGGTCTGCGGTTCACCGCCACCGAGAGCAAATACACGCTCCACGATGGTACGATCCACGGGGTTTAGGGTCATCAACAACCTTTCAACGGTGTCACTGCAGAATAGGTTGTCAAGTTTTTCCATGGGGTGTTCACCATCAGTAATAAGTTCAAGCAAAGTATGCTCAGAGTCCAGTCCAGTTGCGACTTTATCCAAACTAAGGCAGTCCTCACTGCGTTCCAGGTACTCGCGCAACCGCTTAGGCGGTGTAGCACAGTATTCCGCGCTTTCTTCTAGGGTGGGCGGCCTACCATGCGACAGCTCAAACTGGGGTGCCCACTGGCGCAACTTTGCCAGTGTTTCCCCGGCATGGGACGGAATACGAATCATCCGGTCGTGGTAGCTCAGATAGCGGCTAATCGACTGCCTGATCCACCAATAGACATATGTGGACAAGGCGTAACCACGCTCTGGATCAAACTTTTTAATGCCGTGAGCAAGTCCAATGTTTCCTTCTTGCACGATGTCAAACATTTCGGTGCGCCTGGAACGTAATGTGTAACGTTTTGCAATGGAGACCACAAGCCTTAGGTTGCAGTTGATGAGCTTTTGATACGCCCGCTTACCTGCCTTTATTTCCCTTTCAGTAGGGTTTTTAGATGTAACCCAAGTTTGTACATGCCGTGCCAGCAAAATTTCCTGCTCTTTACTTAAGAGCGGATACCGAACGATGTCCTTTATGTACTCACTAAAGCCGTCCATCAGTAAGAAACTTCCACAATGCTTGGTACACAACCCATACTTTCTTCGAGGCTACGTGCCACCTGGCAGGCTTTTTCAATAGTCACATAGGAACAAGCGTCCTCTGCTTTATCTGTCAGGCGGATACCGTTGTTTTCAGGGAAGTTTGCATAATAAGCTGCAAGGTACATAACCTGAGTTCCGTGTGTTGTCTTAAGTGCGTAGCGGGGCATAGGCCGATAATTAGTAGACCCAAGAAGAGTAGCACAGTACAAAGCCCCTATTTGAAGTCTTCAGAAGCTTTACGTGACTTAATACGGCCTTCAACACGCTTACGCACCGAAGCACGCCAAACAGCTTCATCTTTAGCAACTGCCTCGTTATAAACCGCAGAAGGGTACTCGCGTTCCAGTGCTTTGTAGACCGCGTTACGAACCCAAGCTGTGGGACGTACGGCGGCTTTTTCAGCTAGGTCAAAGAGCAACTTTGCCCTATGAGGGTCAAGAAGTATTTGCATATATGTCTTATTTCCGTGCCAAATTGCCATCAAGTAGTAGCCCAGTAGATTTTAGTCTAGCATTGTGCTACCAAAGAAGCGCATTATCAACATGCTTACGCCAACCGGTCTGCTGATCTTTACGAGCTTTTGTGCGTTGTTTACGGCAGCCCCGCCTTATTTCCCTAGCACCTTCAAGGAAATTGGCTGCGCGGAGCAAATCTGCAGTGCTGGCACGCGCTATTTCGTACTGCAAGAACTTCATGACTATCTGCCGCCCTGTTTCCGGTGGCATAGGCAGCATCCATCACTTCCGCAAGACTACGGTAACAACCCGTTTCCTGAGGGGTACGGAAGAACCATCCGTTAAGAGTTCGATAGATGCTGACCATGCTGCGCTACTTCCTAGTGAATTTCAGACCAACGCTTTCCTACAGAAGGTTCAGCCAGCGGCGGAATGTCTCCCAACCACTTAGCTTCGGCGCTTTCCATTACTTGTTTTAGCTGGAGCGCCCACTGTTGCGCCTTATCTTCACGAACTAGTAAGAGAATTTCATCGTGGATACAAGCTGCAATTTTTACCTCCTGTTCACCAGCTTCCAGAACCTTTGGCCAGAGGTTGCCTAAGGCGCACTTAAGGATGGCCGCACCAGCGCCTTGGATTGGAGTGTTGCACCTAACCGTAAGGCGGTTCATGTCACCTGGCAGAAAGCGCCGCATATCAGAGCCTGGGATACGAATTTCGGCCCATCGATTACTCGCTGTTTTTGATGCGTCTGCAGCATTCTGGTTTTGCCACTGCTTCACACCTGCATAAGTGTTCAACCATTGGTTACGAATTGTTGCAGCGGCCTCAACCGTCATGGTGACACCAGAGCTAGCAGCGTAATTCCGCAGCCCCTTGGCGCCCGATCCGTACAGCAAACCAAAGTTTGCGCTTTTTGCAATTTGGCGAGTGCAGCCGATTGCCTCAGCGGTAACCGTATGCAGGTCTTCACCAGCCTGGAACGCCTTGGTCATCTTTTCATCCTGCGCCACTGCTGCAGCGAGTCGCAGTTCCATCTGACCAAAATCCGCATCCACAAGCAACCAACCATCAGGAGCCTCAACACACTGCCGAAACTCTGTATCACGCGGAATCTGCTGGTTGTTGGGTTTGATGCAGGACATACGGCCTGACTCCGCTCCAAGCTGGAGGTAGCTGGCACGTACAAAGCCATCCGGGTCCATTTTTTCAAGGATCCCTTCAGCCATTTGACGACGCTTTTCACTTTTCTTCCACGCCAAATAGGTCTGTATGACATGGTGATCCGCAGCGTAATCCTGAAGTGCTGCTTTACTAGCACTAGGCTTACCCGTTTTACTGTCCCTTGGCACTGTCCCCAGAAGTGCTGTGAACTTTTCCAGCAATTGCTTAGGACTACTTAAGTTAAAACCTGCTTCTATCTTGTTCCCAAGACGAACATAACCTGTAGCTTTTGGCCTGAGGTTAAACGCTTTCGGCGCCGTTTCAATCTGTTCAATTTCAGCGTACCACTTCTCGTAGTCTGAGTCTTCGTGCCCCATTTGCGTAACAAGGTCTCGGAGCTTTGAAAGTCTTTGAGTATTTGCTGCTTCTCTTGGCAGCTTATGTTCCGCTGGAAGCGCATTATCAAATTCCCGTAAAAAGTCTCTACCGAGCGCATCAATGTCGTGCTGGTAATCATTACAAAGCTGCTCAAGATTGGAACGGTTCCAAGGAAGCCCGGTACGCCACATCTGGGCCATAGCGGGAAGTGCTCTGCACTCTAATGTATAAGCTTCGGAAAGCCTTGCATTCTGTAGCGCCGCTGTAAGTGGATAGTCCAGCTGCAGCAACACCTCAACATCTTTAGCGGCGTAGACCAACTGGTCTCGACTTAAGACTGGAACGCTCCAATCAGACCGCTGCTGTTCCTTGTCGAGTTCAATTTTCAGGACACGTTTAGCAACATGCGCCAGTCCGTGCCTGAGGTTAGGCGTTCCATTGTGGTGGAGCTTACTGGCAAGCATTGTGCAGCCAATTCGTCCACGCACATAGATGCCATGTTCTTGGAGCCAACCAAGGTCAAACACGGCGTTATGGGCTAGCCAGTAACGCTCACCGTTGGTAAAGAACAGACGAAGCTTTTGCCAGCCATCTTCATCTAGTTCAAAGCAATCAATGATGACAATGGTTTTACTGACTTCGCAACCCAGCTGGATTAAACGAAGTTTGCCCACTTCGGGCTGCAGCTGGAGCGTTTCCGTGTCAAAGGCGATAGAAATTGATGTCGAGATCCTATGCAGGTGCTCGACACCGAAAAACAAGTTGTAGTCAGACATGGGTGGTCTTCAAAGAAGTGTGTATTCAGGAAATGGGCCTGTCCATTCGGACTCGTGTTGGCCGTCAGGACTGTACCAGCCGGTGTCGTCTATACGCCATCCAGCTGTGCAACGCTTTAGCGCCTTGTAGTTTTCCCAGACGGGTTCTTCAGGGAAAGGGTTTCCGTAGTCGTGTTCCCAGTCATGCTCACTGATGCCGGTGGGTGTATACCAGCCACCTTCGTCAGCTTCCCAGCCTTCTGCGCTACGCATTTTCCAGAGCTTGTCTTCGTCGGCCATAGCGCGATCAACTTGAGCAGCGTTCGCAGCGTAGTTATCGAACCAGGCCGCAACCCGAAGATTGTAATCTGCGGCTTCACTCTGTGCGTAGCTTGGAACGTGCTTGAGTTTTACGCCTGCAAAGCTGCTGGTATCAAATGGGTGTGTAGACATAATTAAAGAGGAAAAGTTTCGTAAGAGGTTTGCAAGAGGTTTTTGATGATTACCTCTAGCTCTGCAATCCTATCATTGGAGTCAAGGTCGCAGACAATTGGGACTTCAGCTGTAAACCATTTGTAACCACAGGCCGGGCATTTGCGGCCTCTAACCACGCTTGCTTCAAAACGAGGTTTAGTTTGAGTGACCCAGCGGTCACCTTTTTGTGGTGACCGATTGCAGTCTGGGCAATTCATGCAAGAGGATCGTCATAAGGACTGGTTTCAAATTCCAAAATCAAGCGGCATAAGTACCA